CGCACTGGATGAGTCTAATGAACCCAATGCCGTTTTAGGTTGGCTTGCCGAACAATCGGAAAGTCTTGAGGGTCAGATCAAGAAGGCACTCGATGTCTATACGGAAGCGCATGTGATGGGTGCGTGGATGCGGCAGATTGTCGGTATCGGTCCGGTTATTAGTGCAGGGTTGTTAGCACATATTGATATCAACAAGGCACCGACGGTCGGTCATATCTGGAGGTATGCAGGGCTTGATCCCACAAGCAAATGGGAGAAAGGTGAGAAGCGCCCTTGGAACGCAGGCTTGAAGACGTTGTGCTGGAAAGCAGGGCAGAGCTTTATGAAGTTCAGTGGGCGTGATGACTGCTACTACGGGCACGTATACCGAGAGCGTAAAGCGTATGAGATCGCACGTAATGAGCGGGGTGATAACAAGGACTTGGCAACGAGTCTTCTTAGTAAGTATAACAAGAGCACCGAAGCATACAAACATCTTAGCAATGGTGTGCTGCCCCCTGCACAGATCGATGCCCGTGCAAGACGTTATGCAGTGAAGCTTTTCTTATCTCATCTGCATGGTGCGTGGTACGAGGTGCACTTTGGCACGAAGCCTCCACTGCCTTACCCGATTGCACACATGGGCCACGCGCACTTTATACCTGCACCTGTTTAACCAAAGAAAGTAAGAGTACCGAAAGATGAGAGTGAGTCAGGAAGCCTAAGAGAACCATACCACGAGAACGAGTCAGCGAGCACGAGAGAACCAAGCCCACTGAACGAGTCAGATGCCGCAAGAGAACCAAACTGCTGAAACGAGTCACCGCTTCGGAGAGAACCAGAGGAAATAAACGAGTCATTGAATCAGAGAGAACCATTTGAACAGAACGAGTCAAGGGTCTAGAGAGAACCAACTCATTTGAACGAGTCAATTTGCCTGAGAGAACCACCGGAAGTGAACGAGTCAAGAAGCCCAAGAGATCCATATCACGAGAACGAGTCATCGGATAAAAGAGAACCATATGAGGTAAACGAGTCATGGTCCCAGAGAAACCCAAAAATCCAGAGCGAGTCACATGAGCTAAGAGCACCGTCGTCGTGGAACGAGTCAAACCACTGAAGAGAACCATGAACGAGGAACGAGTCAATGATGCAGAGAGAACCACGAACCACGAACGAGTCAGTGAGTACGAGAGAACCATTGAAAGTGAACGAGTCACTACCTTGAAGAGCACCAACTCATAAGAACGAGTCAAGTTAACGGATAGAACCAATCGTACAGAACGAGTCATGTCGGGCAAGAGAACCAGACCATCGGAAACGAGTCACGAGCAACAAGAGAACCAAAGTTGCAGAACGTATACCCAATAAGGAACTAACACATGAACGATCCAGTCAATCACCCCAAGCATTACACCGCCCACCCCTCGGGGGTGGAAGCCATTGAGATCACTGAACACTTCAACTTCAATAAAGGTAACGCTATTAAATATATCTGGCGCAGTGCGGACAAAGGTAAAGAAGTTGAGGATCTACGCAAAGCACGTTGGTATATCGACCGTGAGATTGCACGGATACTGAATGGTAGTAACGCGATCAGCTTAGATGAAGAGCTGTCCTTTATGAAAAGGACTAAGGAATGAGTCCCGCGCATAGGTTCGCCATGCTTGCCGCATGGCTTGAAGGTTACGCCGAGGGCTTGCCTGATTACTGCACTGCTGAGAAGTTCAAGATAAAAGAAGCTGCTGAGTTGTTAATGGAAGTGTACGAGCAGCGCATGAAGGGGAAGGAAGAATGGAAACAACATGCGGGGGATCGGGCATGAGTGAAAACAAAAATGCGAAGACACCAACGGACGGTGGGGCAGCGTTTCCCGTCGCACATTCGTACCTAATCCAATCAGGCATGTCCCTGCGTGATTACTTTGCAGGGAAGGCGATGCAAGCACTGGCGCAGCCTGGGAATTATTTTGATGCAACCGCGAAGCAGGCTTACATGATTGCAGACGCGATGCTGAAAGCGAGGGATCGATGAGCAGAAAAGCTATGCAGGTGGCGCTTGAGGCGTTGGAGAGTGATCCAATAAGTCATGCTGGGCTTGTGACCGTATTATCGTCCGGTAAAGGTACGGGTTGCGGGTACACAAACATTAATGAAAACTGGACACATCTTTACAACGCACCACAAAAGCGTGAATGGGTTGGGCTGACGGATGAGGACATGGAAGCACTTTTCTTGAATGAGGACGGTGTGAGGTTTGCCCGATACATCGAAGCCAAGCTGCGGGAGAAGAATCATGGATAGAGAAGACATCATCCGCATGGCGCGGGAGGCTGGGCTTGGTGACACCGGTGTGCGAGGAGCCTTCATTTTCTTTCAACCTGGAACAAATGGGCTTGAACGCTTCGCTACCCTTGTCGCCGCTGCCGAGCGTGAGGCGTGTGCTTCCATTTGTTTTCAAGAGGGGCCGTCAATAGACGGGGAGCTGATCGCGGAAGCCATACGAGCAAGGGGAAACACATGAGCAGAAAAGCTATGCAGGTGGCGCTAGAAGCGCTGGAGTTGTACCAAAGCAAAAGCAGCGTTCAAATGTTTGACGATGCCGTTAAAGCCCTGCGCCAAGCACTGGAGACAGAGCAAGAACCGGTGTGTTGGACTGTTGCCGATGGATGGGTTTATACCAACGACACGAGCCAAATTGGTACTTCAAAGGAAGTTAATTGGCAGACCCTCTACACCGCCCCACAAAAGCGTGAATGGGTTGGGCTGACGGATGAGGAGATTGATGACTTGAGTTATCTATTCCAGAAAATCGACGAAAGTAATGAAACGTGGTTTGATCGTTTGGGTTTTGCCCGTGCCGTTGAGCAAGCCTTGAAGGAGAAGAATCATGGACATTGAGCAGATTAGAGTACGGATTATGTCCGAAGCCTACGACCTTGCGGACCGAGGCGATCACGAGGGGTATAACGCAATCAAGGTAATGTGCGGTGATGTGTTGGAATCAATAGCCGCTGTCGTTACTGCTGAAAGAGAGGCGTGTGCGAAGGTGTGTGAAATCTTAGAAGCTGAAGATGACAGTTTTTATGCTGAATTTTCAAGAGCGAAAGACTGCGCCGCCGCCATACGAGCAAGGGGAAACACATGACACCCGAAGCAAAGGTTAAGAAACGTGTACGTGCTGAACTGGAGAGACGTGATGGAGTTTATTACTTTATGCCTGCGACTGGTGGGTATGGTCGCAGTGGTGTGCCTGATATTGTCGGTTGCTTTCTCGGTAAGTTCTTTGCTATCGAGTGCAAAGCGGGTACTGGCAAGACCACTGCCCTCCAAGATCGAGAACTCACGAAAATTATTCAAGCCGACGGCAAAGCAATCGTGGTGAACGAGAACAACATTCACCTTGTTAGCGAGATGCTAAATGAGATCCAAACCCAAGTCCTACACACGACGTGATTCTATTGGTAGGCAGATGGAGATCGTACGTAGGCTGAAGAATCAGCACGGACTGACCATCAAGGATCTTGCAAAAATTATGAAAGTTAGCGAAAGAACAGTGCGAAGATACATGGCACCTCTTTTAGAAAAACGAATAGTTGTAGTAAACTTTACATTCACAAACTATGTAGCCAAACGTCCTGTTTATTATTACGCAATTAGGAGAGTGAAATGAGTATTGCCAAACTTGCTGACCTTGTCACCACACTGAACGGTGTGCAAACTAAGTACAACCTGGATGAAACTGATCTGCGGATCATCAACCACATAGCATGTAACGAGATGGACGGTGGCATAAACAAGTCCACGGTTGCATCCAGTATTAAGTCTATGTCTGTTGCGACGGTGTATAACAGATTAAATAAGAAGCTGATCCCTAAGAAATTTATACGTGAGACTAAGTCTAAAGATGACGCAAGGGGCAGACTGCTATCGTCTGGTGCCAAGTCTCAAGACCTCTTCACATACCTTGGCAAACTATGAACATCATTGCACTAGACTTTGAAACTTATTACGACAAAGAATACAGCCTATCAAAGGTCACAACCGAAGAGTACGTTCGCAGTGAATTGTTTGAAGCCATTGGGGTAGGAGTGCAAGTCAATGACGAACCGACCATTTGGTTTTCAGGGGACCATCAGCAGACGTACGATTGGCTCCATGAGTTCGACTGGCAAAATAGCTTTCTTCTTGCTCACAATGCTGTGTTTGATGCCTCTATTCTTTCTTGGCGCTTTGATATTTACCCTAAAGGTATTCTCGACACTCTGTCTATGGCTCGTGCATGGCACGGTGTGGATGTGGGAGGAAGCCTCGCATTTCTTGCTGAGAAGTACCAGCTTGGCAAGAAGGGAACGGAGGTAGTCGATGCGCTTGGTAAACGTAGGGCGGACTTCAGCCCTGATGAGTTAAAGGCGTACAGCGGGTACTGTATTAATGATGTCAATCTGACCCGTGCCTTGTTCGATATCTTGATTCAAAACTTCCCCACCAAGGAATTGAAAGTTATCGACACAACCATCAAGATGTTTACCGAGCCTACGCTTGAGCTTGACTTGCCGCTTTTGGAGCAGCACCTGGAGAATGTCAAGGCTAAGAAAGAGCAACTGCTTGAGATGGCTGCGGCTAACCGTGATGACCTGATGTCCAATGACAAGTTTGCAGAACTGCTCAAGAAGATGGGCGTCGAGCCTCCTGTCAAGATCAGTGCTAAGACGGGCAAGGAAGCATGGGCGTTTGCCAAGACAGACGAGGCGTTTAAAGAGTTAGCTAACCACCCTGACCCTCGGGTGCAGATCCTGGTCGGTGCCAGACTTGGTAACAAGACAACCCTTGAAGAGACCCGCACACAACGGTTCATCGACATCGCTAAACGTGGGCGTATGCCTGTGCCCCTTAAGTATTACGCTGCCCACACGGGGCGTTGGGGTGGTGACGACAAGGTGAACTTGCAGAATCTACCGAGCCGTGGACAAAACGCTAACAAGTTAAAGCGAGCGATACGTGCACCGGAAGGGTTTGTGATTATCGACTCGGACTCATCGCAGATCGAGGCGCGGGTGTTGGCTTGGCTTGCTGAGCAGAACGATCTCGTAGAAGCCTTCGAGAAAGGTGAGGATGTTTATAAGATTATGGCTAGTGCCATCTACGGTAAGCCGGTTGAAGAGATCAGTAAGGATGAAAGGTTTGTCGGTAAGACAACAATTCTTGGTTGCATTGGTGCTGGTACACTAATATTATGTGACTCAGGTTGGAAACCTATTGAGCAGGTTTCTTTGTCTGACAAGTTATGGGACGGTGAGGAGTGGGTATGCCACCAAGGATTACTGAACAAAGGCATCAAGGAAACATTGAGTCTTTGCGGAGCTTGGTTAACTCCGGATCACAAAGTGTGGTCAGGGATACAGTGGTTGGAAGCGCAATCAGTGGTAGCCGACGAAAGTATCCTCTCCCAAGCATTGGGCATCGGAGCGGCAAACTTACCGTCACAGGCTATGTACGTGGCGCAAGACTTGGCGTTAAAGCCCTTATCGTACAGTGCGAATGCAATCAAGTTGAATACACAGTCGACCACCATAACTTCAAGAATTTTAGAAGCACTAGGTGTCCACTTTGTGCAAAGAAAGCCACTAGCACCAAGCGATATTGGACATATTCTGAAGCAATGGCTGACGATGCCCACCGAACAAGGTTACTTAACAGGTTGTCTGCTGCCATTACCCGTTGCCACAACCCCAACGCCAAGAAGTACAAGGACTATGGAGGTCGAGGTATTTATGTCTGCCAAGAATGGCGTGACGATAGGGCAGCGTTTCTTAAATATGCAAAAACGTTGGATGGGTGGGACAACTCCGCAAACGAAATTGACAGGCTTGACAACGATAAAGGGTATGAACCAGGGAACATTCGGTTTGCAACACGAAGCGAGAACATGCTCAACAAGCGAAAAGTCGAGCGACTTCAGGCGCAAATTAATGACTTACGATCTCGCCTACGCAGGGCCGAGGAATCGCTTCACCGTGTTGACGGAACGGGGGCCGGTCATAGTTCATAACTGCGGATACAGCATGGGGGCGGCAAAATTTGCCGCTCAGTTAAAGGTGCTTGGCACTGAGGTAGAAGAAGCTGAATGTAAACGCATTATCGATGTGTACCGCAGCACCTATGCCAAGATCCCCGAGCTATGGTCAAGTGCCCAACGATGCCTAGAAGCGATCATTCAAAAGCAGTCTGCGTCCCTTGGGCGTAAAGGTGTACTGACATTCGATCCCCTGGAGCAGGGGTTCATGCTGCCTAACAAGTTGTGGCTACGATATGAGGGGCTGCACAAAGTAACTACCGATGGCAAGACGCAGTACGAGTACCCCACTCGGAAAGGCGCAACCAAGACGTATGGTGGTAAAGTGATTGAGAATCTGTGCCAAGCTATTGCACGTTGTGTGATTGCCGAGCAGATGACGTTGATCGCTAAACGCTACAAGGTGGTGCTAACGGTCCATGACGCAGTTGCTTGTATTGCACCGAAGGAAGAAGCTGAGGAAGCCAAAGCGTATGTTGAACAGTGCATGCGAAGTCGCCCTCAGTGGTGCATTGATTTACCCCTTAATTGTGAGGCAGGATATGGTGAGAGTTACGGAGACTGTTGATTTTTCCCCGTTTTACATTAGTGCACAGCAACATCTTAAGGAGTTGTACGTCGCGGCAAATGATAAGAAGTTTGAGGAAGCGTTGCTTATTGTCAATGAGTTGGTCGCAGATGTTCGGCAGCTTCAGATTGCACTGCTCAGTCACGTAGACTCTGGGATATAGCATGGCTGCTTGGTCTTATTCCTCCCTCTCACTGTTCCAACAGTGTCCCAAGAAGTACTATCACCTGCGGGTGGCAAAGGATTTCAGGGAGCCTGAGACCGAGCACCTCACCTATGGCAAGCTCGTACATGAAGCGGCAGAGTTCTACATCAAGAATGACGTGCCGATTCCCCCGCAGTTCAGATTCATGCAGGAGCCGTTGGACGCGCTCAAGCAGATTGGTGGAGAGTACCTGTGCGAATACCGCATGGGGTTGACTAAAGATCTTAAGGCATGTGACTTCTTCGCACCCGACGTGTGGTGGCGTGGTGTGGCTGATCTTGTGATTATTAAAGATGACAAGGCATTTCTGGTGGACTACAAGACAGGCAAGTCTTCCAAGTATGCAGACATCAAGCAGCTAGAGATTCTGGCACTTGCCTTGTTCGTGCACTTCCCGCAGATCAAACGTATCAAGGCGGGGTTGTTGTTTGTTGTTGCAAACGATTTTGTAAAGGTGGATTACGACACTAGCGCACCGCAGCTTCACTGGGTAAAATGGATGCGAGACACAGCACAGTTGGAAGCGGCGTATGAAAACGATGTGTGGAACGCACGTCCTAACTTCTCCTGTAAACAATACTGCGCTGTGACAAGCTGCCCCCATAATGGACGACATAATTGAGCGGTACATGCACCAAGCGATGGTGCTGGTTGAGTCGAAAACGCCTGGGAAAAGCGTGACGGTGTATAGCTATATAGCGCCCAAGATGTACATGGTTAGGGATTGGGTTGCTGAGGATCATCCTGGGGTTAAGATCGTTAAGATCTTTAGCGTTGGGACGAAGAAGTACGAAATCGAACGGGAGAAATACTATGCCCTATACAAAAAGTCCTCGTCCGTACAAGCACGAGTACCAGATGCAACTGAAGCGTGGTGAGCATGAGAACCGTATGGAGCGGCAACGTGCCCGTCGTGCAGTAGATAAGAACGGTAAGGACAATAACGGTAATGGCAAAGCCGATACCCGCGAAGGTAAAGACATTGCACACAAGCGTGCCCTCAGTAAAGGGGGTAGCAATAAAGACGGTTATAGCGTAACATCAGCTTCAACAAATAGATCGTTCAAACGTAATTCATCGGGCAAGTTGGTTTCAGAAACTAGCAAGCGCGAACGCAAGAAGTAAGCAGTACCGTAGTACAAGTTTTTGGGTGGGCCGGAGTGAAAATTCACTTTCGGCCTGTTGGTGTCATGGAGAGTGAAAATGAAAGCGAAAATAAGTGAAGAAGAGTTTGCGGCTTTGGTAAAGATTGAAGGTAGATATTTAGAAGTATTTAAGGAAGAGCGTATGCGGTTAACCCAAACGGACCCTCCATCATGGGTGTGTGATTTTGGATGGAGCGCATACGTTACTACCCCCAACGGTAGGAAAATATTTCGGACAAGTGATTTTATGAAGACCCGCAAAGGGGCGGTTAGCAACCTATATAGAAAATATTATGCAGATAGTCGCTAACAAAGCCCTGCTCCTGAGAGTCAGGCAACCGAACCGGATCACAACGGTCATACCAAAGAGCAAGATCTTAGACAGTGGGGAGGTGCTAGTTAAGTGGGGGCTAGAAGAAGCACAAGTCCTCAAGAACCTGCGAATTAAGAACGTCCCGTCCCCCATCACTGCACAGTACGATTGGCCTGGACTACACAAACCGTTTGCACATCAACGCACAACGGCAGAGTTCTTAACGTTGCACCGACGAGGCTTTTGCTTTAACGAGCAGGGCACCGGCAAGACTGGCAGCGTTATATGGGCAGCGGACTACCTGATGAATATCGGCATGATACGTAGAGTTCTTGTGCTGTGCCCACTGTCCATCATGCAGTCAGCATGGGTGAATGATTTGTTTAAGTTTGCTATGCACCGCACGGTGACAGTGGCCCACAGCTACGACAGAAAGAAACGCATCGAGGCAGTGAACACAGACTCTGACTTTGTGATCTGTAACTTCGATGGTCTAGAAATTATAAAAGATGCAGTTAACCAAAACGACTTCGATCTAATCGTGGTCGATGAAGCTAACGCATACAAAACAGTGAGTACAAAAAGATGGAAGGCACTTCAATCAATCATCAAAGCAGATACATGGATCTGGATGTTGACGGGCACACCCGCAGCACAGGCACCCACAGACGCATACGGATTAGCAAAGATCATCAATCCTTCTGGCGTACCACGCTTCTTTGGTTCGTTCAAAGACCAAGTGATGCAAAAGATAACGAACTTCAAGTGGGTGCCCAAGCCCCGCGCCGAAGACATCGTGCACCAAGTGCTACAGCCAGCTATCAGGTTCACTAAAGAGCAGTGCTTAGATCTGCCAGACATGACCTATGTGACTCGGGACGTGCCGCTAACTAAACAGCAGATGCAGTACTACGAGCACATCCGCAAGCACATGACAACGATAGCAGCGGGTGAGGAGATCACAACAGTCAACGCCGCAGCCAACCTGAATAAACTTCTGCAATTATCTTGTGGTGCAGTTTACTCAGACAGTGGTGAGGTGGTGTCGTTCGATGCGTCTAATCGTATTGAAGCGTTGAAAGAAGTGATCGACGAGGCAAGTCACAAGGTGATTGTTTTTGTACCGTACCGACATGCCATACAACTTGTTAATGAAGAGCTTACCAAGTCGGGCTATTCCTGCGAGATTGTGAACGGTGAAGTTAGTGTCAACAAACGCACTGACATCTTTAATCGATTCCAAACGCAGCCTGACCCCAAGGTGCTTATCATTCAACCGCAAGCAGCATCGCACGGTGTCACACTTCACGCAGCGAACGTTGTGATTTATTGGTCTCCAGTGATGTCTGTAGAAACTTATTTACAGGCGAACGCACGAGTGCATCGAGCGGGCCAACGTAACCCATGCACGGTGGTGCACCTTCAAGGCTCGCCGGTAGAGAGAAAGATGTATGCCATGCTTCAATCCAAAGTGGACATCCACACGAGATTGGTTGACCTTTACGACAACATCATGAAGGAGAGTTGACATCCATAAAGTTTATTGGTAATATTTAGTTGTAATAACTAGGAGAGTGAAAATGGATATGAAAGCTGATAAGCTTGTCAAGACGTACATTAAGATACGCGACAAACGCAAAGAGATTGCAGAGCAGTACGAGAAGGAGGATGCAGAACTAAAAGAAAGCCTAGAGCTTATCGAGAGCGAACTGCTTGAGGTATGCAAACAGATGGGTGCTGATGGTTTCAAAACCGAGTATGGTACGGTTACTCGCAAGGTTGCCAAACGATACTGGACAAGCGACTGGCACTCGTTCCACAACTTCATCAAAGAGCACAGTGCTTTAGAACTGTTGGAAAAGCGTATTGCCCAAACCAACATGTCCGTGTTCCTTGAAGAAAACCCTGACCTGCTTCCCCCTGGTCTTAACATCGACAGCAAGTACGCTGTCACCATTCGGAGAAAATGATGAGTGAATTAACTGTTTTAAGTAGTAACCTCCCTGCACACCTTGCACAGTTGGGAGGGTTAGACGATGTAACCCGTGCGCTTATGGGTAGCGGAGGCAGTGTCCCCCGCATCTCCATCGAGGGTGGTGTGTTCCGCATGATGCTCAACGGCAAAGAAGTTGCCAAGAACGAAGATCGTGCGATGAACGTAGTTATCGTAAACGCAGCGCCCAAGGTATCTCGTATCTTTTATATGGGTACATACAAGAAAGGTGCCGTGACCCGTCCCACTTGCTGGTCTCCTGACGGTGAAACCCCTGACCCGTCTGTGAAGGAACCGCAGAACAAAACCTGCAAAGGTTGCCCACAAGACGTCAAAGGCTCTGGCGCTGGTGATTCACGTGCTTGCCGTTTCCAACAACGTCTTGCTGTGGTGCTTGGGCATGATCTTGATGGTGAGGTCTATCAGCTTACGTTACCCTCTATGTCTATCTTTGGTGAAGGCGAGCCGGGGAAGTGGCCTCTGCAAACTTATGCCCGTCTGATTGGCACCAAGGGGATTCCGATCTCTGCCGTGGTCACTGAGATGCGTTTCGATACAAGCAGTCAATCGCCCAAGCTTACGTTCAAGCCCATTCGTTATTTGGAGACCAACGAGTTCACGACGGTCATTGAGAAGGGTAAGTCCGAAACCGCTCAGAAAGCGATTACCATGACGGTTGCACAAGTAGACGGTGTGCCAGAAACTGCTGACCTTGATATTCCTGGTGCACCCCCACAAGCCGCAGCAGTTACCCCTGCTACAGCCGAAGTAGAAGCAACCGCTGAGCCTACCAAACGCAGCGTGAAGAAAGAAGAGCCTGCACCCAAGAAAGATCTCAGCAAAGTTCTTGAAGAGTGGGATGACTGATACGGATACTTAAAAGTTTGAGGAGGCTAGGGGGCACCCGAAAAGGGTAGTCCGCCGTCCTATCCCTGCCTACCTTAATTTACGACGGCGCATTGGAACGACGGCATGTTTTCAAGGAATGACTTCCTAGCGGCAGTGCTCCCCCCAACGGGGCCATACTGTGCGGTGGGATTACACAGCGACAGATCACCAAAACAAATATTCGTCGATACCATTGAGGAGTTGTCAGACCAAGCAGATGTGCTGGTTCATGATGGTTACGACGCATACTTCGCAACAGCTTCATACAACAATGCCAAGGAGGGGCGCAAAGGCACAAACGTTAAAGAGCTTGGATCACTGTATCTAGACATCGATTGTGGCGCAGGTAAAAAATACGAAGATCAAACCGAAGGACTTAACGCACTCAAAGCGTTTGTAAAGCAAGCAAAACTTCCTAAGCCTACAGCAGTCATTAACTCAGGGCGTGGACTGCACGTGTACTGGGTAGCCGACAGACCGCTGAGTGCCGCAACATGGAAACCCAAAGCAGAAGGACTCAAGGCACTGTGCAATACGCACGGGCTTTTCGCAGACCCCGCAGTAACAGCAGATACAGCACGTATCCTGCGAATCCCAGAAACACTGAACTTTAAAAACCCCGACAGCCCACAAGCTGTGACCGTGCTGATGTGGGGCAAGCGTATTAACTTTGAAGACTTTGAAGATCAACTAGCTACGGTTGAGTCAATCCTTGACATCCCTGGAGAAAAGCCCTTCGTGCGCCAGATGGACGCAACGACGATGGCACTCATGGGGAACTATCAGTCTAAGTTCAAGAACATATTAATAAAGTCTCTCAATGGTGAAGGATGCGCTCAGATCGCATACGCCTACGAGAACCAAGAAACCCTAGCAGAACCTTTATGGCGTGGTGCGTTGTCCGTAGCGTTACGGTGCGTCGATGGCGAAAAGGCTATCCAGCTACTGTCCAAAAAGCACCCAGAGTACAACCCACAACGTACTAAGGATAAAGCTGCTAAAACCAAAGGACCGTACACCTGTGATTGGTATCGTAAAGAGAACCCAGCGTTGTGTGCGGATTGCCCGCAAAAAGTTTCGTCGCCTATTCTTCTTGATCGAGAGGTGGTAGCAGCGACTGAAGAAGAACGTGTTGTCGTATCTGTAGAACCTATAACAAAAGAAGAAAAGACTTATCAGATCCCGCAGTATCCGTTCCCGTTCTTTAGGGGGCGTGTCGGCGGTATTTACCGCAAGGCATCAAGTGCCGATGAGGAAGACGAACTCATATACCCATATGATTTCTATGTGGTGAAGCGTATTCACGATCCCGAAGAAGGTGAAACATTGTGGCTGCGCCTCCATCTACCCAAGGATGGCACCAGAGAATTTATGATTCCTTTGAACGCCGCGCTCTCTAAAGAACGATTTGTTAACACGATTGCTGCCCAGGGTATGGCAGTGCTAGGTAAGAAACAGGATGCGCTTATGTTGTATGTCACAAGATGGGTTGAAGAACTGCAAGCAATTGGCAAGTCAGAGATTGCACGTAAACAATTTGGTTGGCTCGATGACAACAGCAGCTTTGTGATTGGCGAACGCGAGATTCTCGCAACAGGCGAAGAGGTTTACAGCCCGCCCACAAGTGCCACACTACCTATCGTGCCGATGATGCAATCGAAGGGCGACTTCCACGTATGGAAAGATGTCATCAACGCATGGGGTAGGCCCAACATGGAGCAGCGAGCGTTTGCTTTCTTCATGGGATTCGGTGGTCCACTGATGAAGTTTGTAGGTGGTGGGATGCTCGATGGCTTTGTACTGAACCTTATCAGTCAGAAGGGTGGCTCGGGCAAAACGACGCTGCTTCATGGCATCAACTCCATATACGGCAGACCTAAAGAACTTCTCCTGTCTT